GTGATCGGAGCGAAACCCATTGCGGCCGTTCTATGCATGGTGTTGGCCTCGACCGGCCTTGCGCAGTCGCACCAGCATGAGAATGGCGAGCGGTTGGGCGCGGTAAATTTCGCCACTTCGTGCAACCGACCGGCACAGACGAAATTCAACCGGGCAGTAGCGCTACTGCATTCTTTTCAATTCAGCCGAGCCATACAGGCATTTAACGAGGTTCTTGCAGAAGACGCGACGTGCGGAATTGCGTACTGGGGCATTTCGCTCAGTAATTGGGGTAATCCTTTCGCGCCAGGAATCAAGGACAACGCCCAATTGAAGCAGGGGCGGGAGAGTGCGGAGCGCGGCATCGGCGCAGGCGCAAAGACGCAGCGCGAACGCGCGTACCTCGCGGCGGTCGCCAAACTGTACAGTGACGCTGAGAGCACGCCACAGCGAGCGCGCATGCTCGCGTATCGCGACGCGATGGCGGAACTCGCCGGACGTTACCGCGACGACCATGAAGCGAGCATTTTCTACGCATTGTCCATCGCAGCCTCGGAAGATCCGGCGGACAAGACCTATGCAGGCCGTCTAAAGGCGGGCGCAATTCTCGAGAAATTGTTCCAGAAGGAGCCGGCGCATCCCGGGCTTGCTCACTACATCATTCACACCTATGACGTTCCGGCGCTCGCCAGCCAGGCGCTCGCTGCCGCACGGCGCTATTCGGAAATTGCACCCGATGCGCCGCATGCGCTGCACATGCCATCGCACACCTTTACTCGGTTGGGTTACTGGCAGGATTCCATCGATAGCAATATTGCGGCCGCGGCAGCAGCAGGGCGCCAGGGTCAAACGGCAGAACAGTTGCACGCAACGGATTACGAAGTTTATGCCTACTTGCAAACGGCTCAGGACAGCGCCGCAGCGAGTATCGTCGAATCCCTGCCGCAAATCGCATCGCGCTTCGATCCGACGGCGGTACTGGCTGGAGCGGGTCCACCCTTGGCTGGATATTTTGCGCTCGCGGCAATTCCGGCGCGCTACGCGTTGGAACGGCAGGATTGGCAGCAAGCCGAACAACTTGAAGTGCGTAAGACGGCGTTTCCTTACACCGATGCAATGACGTGGTTCGCTCGAGGACTAGGCGCAGCACGACGGGGACACGTGGCGGCAGCGAACGAGGCCGCGCAAGAACTGAAGCGGATCCAGGAACAGCTCGTGAAAGCCAACGAGGCGTACTGGGCACGCCAGGTGGAAATCCAGCAGCTTGCGGTCCTCGCGTGGGCGGAGTTGGCCGCCGGGAGAGGCGCGCAAGCAATGGAGCAAATGAAATCGGCAGCGGCGCTGGAAGATGGAACCGAGAAGAGTGCCGTCACGCCGGGGCCGCTGGCACCCGCACGCGAGCTGCTCGCGGAAATGCTGCTGCAAATGGATGATTCCAAGCAGGCGTTTGAACAGTTTGAAGCGACGCTGAAAAAGGAACCGCGGCGTTTCCGATCAGTTTACGGAGCGGCACATGCTGCACGGCTCAGCGGCAACCACGATGCAAGTCAGCGGTATTTTCGCGAACTGCTGGAGGTTTGCGCCCGCGCCGACAAGCCGACACGACCTGAGCTAAAAGAGGCGGAGCTGGCGATATCGGAAAAATAGCGACGCCTACGAGCGAAACCAGGGTGCTCAACGTTCTATCTTTTATTTGACATAATATACAAAGGTGTCAGTTCATGGAAAAAGGCACAAAGTTTGCTATGTGAGATTTTCCGGCAAGTTAAGGAGTATTTCGCATGGAGTTTCCGCCTTGCTGCCAGCCCAACGGTCGAATAAACAACGGTTGCGCAGCGAACGTCCACCGGCAGCGCGTCGAAGGTCATTACCAGCTCAGCGGCGCGTGGACCGGCTGGAAAATTCAAGGTAACAAGCTGATTGGGCCGCAAGGTCTGCGATTCACTCCGCAGACCCTAGCCAACGCGTGGCGGCAATGGTCAGAACCGGACGTGATGCGCGAGCCACCAAATGCCGTAGGAATCGCCAACAACGAACGCCGTCAGCATGAGCGCATCGAACCACCAGAAACGACCGCGCAAGAATCCATCACGCGGCGCACGCTTCGGCTTCAGCCGATAGCTGGGAACGTCTCCGGATAGGTCCATGGTCGCGCAGGTTAATACTGCGTCGTGCGTGGTGCAAATTGCTCGGTGTCATAGGGCGCAGTCAGCGGCTTGTGACCTTTGGAAGAGCCTTTCTCGGTCGGCTCGCTCAAATCTGCGGGACGTTGCGTAGGGGTTTCCGGGCGTTGCTGCGGTCGCTGGTCCTGAGCATGCTGCACGCCCGTTATAGGATGTTTGTACGGGTTGTAGATGCCATCAAGCGCGACAGCCCTGCATGTTTCCTGATCCATCTTAATCCGGGTCCCTTGCTCCGAAATGCACCGGCAAGGACCATCCTCGACGGCCATGCAATAGGTCTCCGGCTGCGCCTCTGCTTTGCGGTCATCGAAGATAGGTTCAGACCACATAAAACCCGGCATTCGCGGCACCATCTGCGAGAGCCATTCCTCGCGCGTCATTTTATGTTTTCCGCGACTCGATCCAAAAACCCCGCCCGTATCGGCGTCAGTGTCTACAGTTGCCAGCTTTGCCGGTGCGGCGCTACGCGCCGCACTCGGCCCCTTCGTAAATCGTGAGACAGCGACGACGGCAACGAGGACGCACAAAATGGCAACAGCGAACGCCGCATAGGCAAATTTCAATTTGCGCGGAGTATACTTTTTGCGAGTGTGCAACGTTGCAGACTTATAAGTTCCGTACAACTCTTTTGGATATTTATACGTCTTTTTATCGGCACGCTCGCGATTGCTGCGCATCTCGATATCATCGACGCATTCCGGCCACGCATAGACCACGGACTCATCGGCGCCGAACTTGTTCACAAAGTGTTCGTGATGATTCACAAGGCGTCGAACAAACGTATCAGCATTCTTCGGGTCTTGAGTACAAAAGTATAAATCTATCCCGTAGTGACGATTACGCGTAAGACGTTCCACCCACGCGGGAAGCTGCGTACGCGTGCCGCCCTTTTTAAGCTCCGGGTACCGCGTGATTTCATCAACAAGCAATACGTCGCCGGTCTCAAGGGCTTCGGCCCAGTCCTGCAACTCTGCCGGAAACCGACGAATACCAAGCTTCGCTTCGTCTACTTCCTCGATGCCCTCATAAAAAACACGCCGCCCCTCTTTTGCGAGCGCCGCGCCACGTTCTACCATGCTTAGGGTTTTCCCGGCACCCGGTAAGCCCGTTTTGAGATAAATCACGTTCGACGCCTCAGCGCGAGCCGCGATGCGCCAGCAGTCACATACGCGCCAAGAATGATCGTAACGGCCTTGTCAAACTGGACAGCAGCGAGCGCGGAAATTGCCATTGCAGGAGCGCCGGACAACGCACCTTCTATGAACGTCACAAAATTTGTAGTCACATATTTCTGAGTGACAAACGTCACGCCGAAAAATACGGCCGCTTGCAACAGCATCGGCCCCAAGTACTTGATGAACAGCGAGACGATTGCACTGGCAAGCGCCGCAAGCAATGCAGGCATGGCTTTACCCTCTCAAGATGATCTGACCGGCCTTGAAATAGGCCACGAGCAACACGAGCGCACCGAGTAATTGCGACACGAGGCACCAACTGGAATTTGACAAGTCGAGCGTTGCTGACTGACTGCCCACGCTAAAGCTGATCGGGTCGAACTGCACGCACGCGCCCGACCCACCGAGGAACCCGGAGTTATCGAAAGTCGGAGTTGTCTCCCCGTCAGTAAACGCGCTAGCGCCTGATGTGGGTTGCGCCGCAAGATCGGCTTTGGGGTCGCCGTCCGGCCACTTGCCCGGACAGTTTTGCTTCCAGTCTTGAAGGTCAATATTGCAGAGGATCTGATCACCGGAGCACACGGGAGGCGCACCACAATCCGTTCCACCACTCGCAGAGTTGCCTTGAACGCAAGCACCGTTTTGCGCCGTTTGCCCTGGCGGACACTGAGCAACGCAGGAACCGCCGCTAGCGACTTGCCCAGGTGGACAACTATTCGGCTGACATACACCACCCGATGAAGTTGTGCCGCTCGGACACGATGACGAACACCCGCCGTTCGTATAGCTCTGCCCGCTTGGACATTGGTTCTGGCAAGCACCATTCACCATCACTTGCCCGGCTGGACAGACACCCGTACACCCACCAGCGCCATTGGAGACGGTTCCAGACGGGCACGTAGAAACGCATTGCGTACCACTGAGCACTTGACCTGCCGGGCACACCGTCACACAAGAACCGTTTTGCAGCGTCTGTCCTGCTGGACAGGTGCCAGTACACGTCCCGTTAATGTTGATTTGCCCCGGTGGGCAACCGGGCACGCAATTACCATCCACAAGGCGAGTACCAAACGGGCAACTATTCGGCGGAGGATTGCACGGGTCATAACCTTGCGCGTCGAACTTGCCGACCTGCGAATCAAAATGACCGGAGCCGCTAGGACTCGCATTAGTGCCGCATGGTGGGTTAGGCGGTGGCGGCGGCGGATTGCCGATGCAATCAGCGGCGCTAGAGTCAGAACCGCAGTCAGGCTTAGGACCGGGACCCGGAGGCGATCCGCTAGGCGCGCAATTCACGCCATTTGTCCCGCACCCACCAGCGCCCGCAGTAGGCGAAGGGTTAAACGAATTAGGCGGCTGAATGTGAACACAGATGCCCGTGTTTTGGTCGCAAATGCTATCGGGAGGCGTATAGCAAAATGGCCCCGAGCATGGCCCGGTGGGTGCAGGGTTAGGCGTCTGCGGTTTACCCGGAGGCGCGTCCGGTCCGCCGTTGCATTGAGTGCCGTCATAGATCAAACGGCCCGGATTCAAGTACAAACCACCAGCCCCGACACCAACACCCGAGCCCGGCGAAAAAATAGCATTGCACCCGAGTTTGCAAACAACAGACCCGTTAGTAAGAAAGCCCGAAGTCGTCTCAACGTTCCCGTTGCCGTCCGTGTCGCTCTGACCAGCAGCAGGACAACCGGCACTGTAATACGAATTATTGAAGTAGTCCGGGTCACCAAATGCTGGGTAGCCCTCACCACTGACCGAGCCCGCGTCAACACCCGGGCGGCATTGAGACCCGAAACAAGAATACCCTTTCGAGCCCGAGTGAGACATGTATTGTGCGCCCTGCGCTTCGCAGTTAGCAAAAGCGGCTTGGCGAGTAGCGAAAAGGCTCCCGCCCGTGTTGCAATGCGGGTCCGTTTGCGCGTCGGCTAGTCTGACAACACCAACCAGCAAGCAGGCAAAAACGCGAGCAAATACCACCAACCGACGTACATACGAGCCTCCCATGTTTTCACCCTGCGTTGAAAGTATACAAAGGGAAAAGGGGAGCAAACGCTCCCCTCCCCGTTTTCACGATTACAGCGCGCGACCGATCCACTTCCAAACTTTGATCGCGATACGCGGACCGGCGACAACCGCGGCACCGATCGCCAGAATGGCCGTAACCGCAGCACCAATCGCCGTCGTGACGGAAGTCACGTCATACGAACTCGACTGCGCGAAGGCAGCAACCGGCGACAACAGAACAGCACCCGCGTACAACTTCTTTTGCAACTGATTCACTTTGAACTCCTCAGCCATCTAAGGCTTTACCAATCCACCGCCAAGCGGCACCACTCACCCACGCAACGAGAATTGCGAAACCTATCGTTGCTCCGTCGTCTTGAGACAGCGGCGGCAGAAAACCGCCCAAGACTGACGAATCCGTGTAAACGACTTGCGAGCACGCGCCGGTTGACGAGTCGTAATTTGCGTCTGGACATGTTGCGATCTGAGTCATACATTCACCTGATCACGCGACAGCGCACCACAAGATGCGCTGCGACCTAATCAAGCGGCCTTCGCGGACTTATCCAACGCCACCGGCAAAAGCCGCACGTTGTACGGGTTCAACTCGATACCGCCGAACGGGTTGCCACGGAATGACGCCGGGTCGAAGTCATACAGCCCCGGCTGATAGGGCTTGTCATGCGGTACGCCGATCCAGAACGGCAGCGGGAATTCGCCACCAACATCCAGAGCGGCTTGCTGCTCGGTAATCTCACGGCCCGGCTTGCCGTTCTTCGCTTCAAATGTCTTGACGCGAAGGTTTGTGCTTTTCACGAGGATACGCATAGCTCACTTCTCCATTGATCCGCACCCATCAAGTGGGCCACGTGCGGCATCTTCAGTTTTTCGGGTAGCCCCGACCGACATAGAGAGTCCACCCACTTGGCGAACTCCAAAGGATTGCCATGTATACTTTTGCCGAAATGTAGAAACCGGCCATACTGTCGCCTGACGTGAGACGCCAGAGACGCCATAGAAGCTTTGGCCTTCTTTACGGCTGTTGCGAACTTGTCCGCCGTCTCGGAAATCCACGCGAGACAGGGAAACATCCCGGCGAGATATTCACCGGCACGAGTCAAAACGTCGTACGGTATACTTCTGTACTTGTTCCCGAAGCGGCCCTCATACCTCACCCACGGCGACGACTCGTCCCCGAGTTGCTTGCCTTTTTCGTAGACGCAAAGGGTCTGATTCCCGCTATTGCGGCCCACGTAGAGCGTGGAACCTTTGTTCGAGCCAAGATCGTCAATGAACTCCCCTTGAGGTGGACGGCCTCCACGCGCAAACGCGCCTTCCCGGAATAACGCCAGTGCATCCCGTACAGGATGCGTCCCGCGAAAGTCGTCATGGGCAACGTCAACGCGAGTAAGACTTGCACCGGCTGCCTCAGCTGTTGATGCAAACTGCTGCCAATCGTTGACATACGCACACCCCTGCCCTGTCAGATCAAGACACCACGTCCCGGCGTTACCGCCGACCGCGACGAAACCACACACAACGCCCTCAGGCGTCACGATGCGCCAATGCGCCTCGTAGAAATTGCGACGGCCCCGAATCTCACCGTCTAAGCGGAGCTGGGTACCGGCAAGGAACATCGCGAAGGCTGCGAGCGCCCACGGTTGACCAGCCAAAGCCGGAACTGCTGAAACTGCGGCGGTGAGGGTCACGTAATCGACCAGTGCAGCACCGCCCCCTACCCCCTTTAGTCCCCTGTTAGCCGAGGGGACTAACCCCGATCCATCAGCCATTGCGGCCCCCGCTCTGAGTCGCGACACAAACGAACCAAGCAAGCGCGGTGGACATACACCCGATGACGAGCCAGTCCCACACGCCGAAAAATTGAACGACGTTCACCGGCCACCCAGCAGGAACACGACGCAAACGCGGTGCATACCGATCAGCGCGAAGCCGATCAGCAGGCCGAAGCCAACCAGTGTGGAAAATTCACCTGCGGACAT